TCTTGGATCTGGAACATTAACAGTTAAAGTTTTTAAAGCTGGTTCCACAGGGGTAGGTAAAAGCGTTAACTTTGAAGTATTAGGTACTAACATGACTACAGCGTTAGCTACTAGAAATGCTACTGTTGCAGCAGTTACGTTGACAACAGCAGGCGCTGACCAAGACCAAGCAATTTTATTACCACACTTAGATGCTGGCCAAACAGCTTGGACAGGTGTTGGTTGGGGTACTGAAAACCAAACTGAATGGGAAGCTTTAGTTCGAACAAGTTCGGCTATCGACAACCAAAAAATTTGGGCTGGTTTGAAACTGACAAATGATCAATTACCTCAAACGGATGCAGATCAGGCGTATTTTTATTTTTCAACTGATGCAACGAATGGGCAAGTATTTTCAACTTATTCACCATTGTATTTTATTCATTCTAATAATGGCACTGACTATCTAACTAACTTAGGTATCACAGTGGCGGCAGATACAAATTATCATTTAAAAATTTCGATTGATAGTGATAGAAAACCATCTGCTTTTGTGAATGGTAGACAATACAGTTTAACAACAAGTGCAATAACGGCTTTTGATGGCTCAACTTCGGTTACTGGGACAACTCAGGCAACTATTGCAGCGAATTATTCAGCTGGTAATGCTAACACTCAAAAGGGTGCAGCATTGAAAAACGACATTAATTTAATTCCTTATATAGGGATTGAAGCTGGTGACGGCGCGGCAGCAGCAGTAAACGTTAGTTATAGTACAATTAGCAGACTACTGTTTGAATAATAAATAAACTTTAAGATGGGGCTTCGGCCCCATCTAGTAATCTTGATTAAGGAGGGATTATGGCAAATACAGTAACAGGACCAGAAGTTTTACAAGAAAACGACAAACGAGTAGTAATAAAAATAGTTATAGAATCAGATGGTAGCACAAGCACAACGGTATTTTTTGACTCTTCAGCACGTACCGTAGCAGGTGTTGCACAACTCGGAGCTTTGCAAAGAATTTGGTTTGCATGTGATTCTGGAGATGGCGGCGACTCACACGCTCGTTTAGATTTTGAAGATTCAGATGGAGATAGACCTTTGCTTGGTTTAGTCGGAACAGGTTATTGGGACTTTAGAGAATTTGGTGGATTACCACCAAGCACAGATGCTAACACAAACGGTGATATTAATGTTGTGATACCGAGTCAAGCGGATGACGGTAACATGTACACAGTTGTAGCAGAGTTTATTAAAACACCGGCATAAGGAGGTAGCATATGGCTAATACTACTTCCGGAACAGTAACGTTCGACAAGACTTTTGCTGTAGACGAAATAATTGAAGAAGCCTACGAGCGAATTGGCTTACAATCTGTTTCGGGATATCAATTAAAAACGGCTCGACGTTCTTTAAACGTCATGTTTCAAGAATGGGGCAATAGAGGATTGCATTACTGGGAAGTAGGCGATACCAATATTGATCTTGTTGAAGGTCAAGCTGAATATATTTTCTATAGAGCATCGGGAGATGGTACTTCTGCAACAACGGCAGGAGGAACAAGTTCAACTTCTACTTATGGAATAGCTGATGTTTTAGAGGCAACTTACCGAACGGGTAGAGGCACAACTTCTGAAGCGGATTCTACGCTTACAAAAACAGATCGATCAACCTATTCAGGTTTAGCTAATAAATTATCTAAAGGAACTCCTTCTAGATATTTTGTTCAACGATTCGTGGACAAAACAACAGTAACCTTATATCCAACACCCGATTCAACAGCAGCATCAAAAGACGTTCACATTTTCTTTGTTAAAAGAATTCAAGACGCTGATGCGACTTATACTGATGCAACGGATATACCTTATCGTTTTGTTCCTTGTATGGCATCAGGATTATCATTTTATTTAGCACAGAAATTTGCACCACAAAGAGTGCAAGAATTAAAATTATTATATGAAGACGAATTAAAAAGAGCCTTGGCAGAAGACGGATCTTCTACAAGTACTTATATAACTCCGGAGTCTTATTACCCAAGTGGATAACTATGGCATTTGCAAAAGGAAAATACGCTAAAGCGATTTCAGACCGAAGTGGAATGGAATTTCCCTATAGTGAAATGGTTAAAGAATGGAATGGTATGCTGGTCCATAAATCAGAATATGAAGCAAAACATCCGCAGTTAACACCACGAGGATATGGTGCCGAAGGACATGGCTTAAGGTATGCAAAACCTGCAAGAACAGAATCAGATACTTTAGCGATTTTAGGACCTGATCCTTTTTCAACGATTGCTTCAGGATCTTCTTATATTAATGTTTATGAAAGAAGTCATGGTAGAGATACCAGTGATACCGTTAGATTTAGAGGACCTATCTGGACTAGTTCAGATGCTGATGGTTTTCAAAATCCAGTGACTTTTGATGGTATCAGTGGATCGAATATTGCAAACTCATCTGGTTATTCAATCACGGTTGGAAAAAGAGATTCAGATGGTGATGTGACGGCAACCGATAATTTCTACTACTTTACTGTAGACACAGACACTGCTACAAGTGGAGGAGTATCAGGAGGAGGCAATAATTGTTCGGCTGGTCCGGCAACGTTAGAGGCATAATATGGCAGGATTTACATACTCAACACTCACAACAGCAATTCAAAATTATACTGAAGTAGGAACCGGTGTCCTATCCAGTACGATTACCGATCAATTTATTGACAATTCTGAACTTAGAATACAAAGAGAAATTCCTATTGATGCCGATCGAAAAGAAATGATTGGCAATTTAACAGCTTCGAAAGATAATGTTCATGCTCCTGCTGGAACTTTATTTGTTAGAGATCTTCAAGTTTATACGTCAACATCGGTTGCGACAGGAGAAAATAGCTTCTTGATTAAGAAAGATATTAGCTATCTGAGAGAATATGATGCCGCTGAAACGACAACAGGAACACCAAAATATTACGCCATGTCAGGTGGAGCCGAAGGAACTGGAGCAACGTCTTCAGGACGAATTACCGTTGTGCCAACACCCAGCTCGGCTTTTATGTACAAAATTCATTACAACGCTAGACCGGTAGGATTGAGTTCAGCAAATACCACAACTTATTTAAGTCTTAACTTTGGTAATGGATTGTTGTATGCATGCTTAGTAGAAGCCTTTAGCTATTTAAAAGGCCCAATGGATATGCTACAACTATATGAAAAAAAGTATCAGACTGAAGTACAAAAGTTTGGTCAAGAACAATTAGGTCGAAGAAGACGAGACGACTATACGGATGGAGAACCACGTATCCACGTTCCGGCTCAGACACCGTAAGGATAGAATATGGCAACATTAACAGTAACAGTCAAAGAAGCAATTACACTCAATAACATCGATTATGGATCGGAAAGAGCTTTAGATATTTCCAGTGTCAATGAAGTTGTAAAAAGAGTCGTAACTGCAAGTACAACAGAATGCGGATTAATAGGATTTATATCAGCCCTTAGTGGAGTAGGTGTGAGTGCCAACAAAGTAGGCTATGTTGCAGGAATATTTGATGACGGCGATGTACGATATATTAGAATTACAAATTTAGATTCATCCAATCATATTACTTTAACTTTTAGAGATGAAAACAATACAGAATGTAGACTGAAGGTTGATGCGGGTCACTCGTTTATTTATCCAGGTGATAATAGCGGCGGCGTTGTGGATACGATGAAAGCAGCGGGATCCGCTTTAGCTTCAGGCCTTTCAGATTTAGTCGATATTACAGTGGATGCAGATACTGCAGCGTGTGATGTAGAAATTTTCGTAGGGAGCGCGTAGAATAAATGGCATCAAGTTATACATTTTTAGGTACAGAGAAAATGACTACTGGCGAAAACGCCGGTACATGGGGAACTAAAACAAATACAAACTGGGGAATTATTGAACAAGCCTTTGGTGGCTATGTTGCAAAATCCATAGCGGGTGGCGCACAGACAACGACATTAACAATTACAGACGGTGATGCAACAGCATCTACATCCATTGCCCGTCATCAAGTTATTAAGTTAACAGGAACGATTACAGGAAATCAAGTTGTAACAGTTCCTGATGACATGTTAAAAACATATACTGTTGTTAATGGAACATCAGGTGCATACACCGTTACATTTCAAACAGCTTCGGGATCTGGAATTGCTTTTTCAACACTGGATAAAGGAACAAAACATTTCTTTGCCGATGGAACAAATATTGTTGATATAGGAATATCAACGAGTCTTATTACCGGAGGCGGAACAGAAGATATTACCCTCGATTCACCAGCAGACATCGTTATCGATGCTGCAGGCGGAAATGTAGAATTTAAAGATGCAGGTACAACCCAGCTTCTTTTAGACATGGATACTACTTCTGGTGTTCAGATTATACAATTAAAAGTTAATTCGGACGA